TTCTTAAGTAAATCAATCTGGTACTTTATCTCAGTGATCTCAGTCTTGTTAGCAGTAAGCCTATCTTTGAGTAACGTATTCATCACAGTAAAGATTTGGATATCTAGCAAGTCTTCGATAACATCTCTTCTCTCACCAGCACGTAACTGCATGAACGGAACAAATGTACTAGCACCTAGAACAACAACTTGACCAAAAGACTTATAGTTTAACTTAAGGATACTCTCCTCTAGATAAGCTTGATAGTCTCGGGCAGCCGCATCTTGATTCATTAACTCATCGTTCTTCCATATCTCAAAGAAGTTTGGCTTGATGCCACGCTTAATAACATACTTAGCACCACTTATGGTAAAGTACGCTTCGACTTCTAGACCCTTACCGTTGATGGAGTTAAGTAGTTGGTTTTTCTTAATAGTACGAAACGCCTTACCGTATAACGCAAACGTCAATGCGTCTAGCATAGTTGACTTACCTGCACCATTGTCACCAATAACAAGAGTCGATTTACTCCTGTTTAGTTGTACTTCGGTCCAAGCATTACCAGTCGATAATATATTTTTATATCGAACTCTCTCAAACAAAATCATAAATCAATCGCCTCTTTATACAGATCATCTAAAACTCTTTCAACTTTAGACTTATCACCAGTAAACTCTAGGTTCTGAACATACTGCTTCAGAATGGTTAGAGTATCTTGCGCCTCATCAACCAACTCGCTTTCATCTATAACATCAAGGTTCATGTGATCTTCTACGACTTTGATGTCGCATGGAGCAGATGCTTGAAGCCTATCTAAGAATAGGTCAAAGATGTAAGGATTACTTTTATTAGATACTATAACTTTAATAAAGGTGTTTGTCAAGTTAGTAGTGTCGAGATGGGCAACATCTTCTATAGTCATGTCTGTATCATTGTATACAATCTTATGGAACAGACTGAACGGGTTACGAACATATTCCATTGTGCGAGATTCGGTATCAAACACACTAAAGCCACGCTTCTGGTCATGATCCGACCAAGTCATTTCGTACTGTGCGCCTAGATATGAGATATTACCTATTGATGATGGCTGGTGGAAGTGACCAGAATAAACTGAGTCGAACTTAGCAAACGTGTTGCGGTCCATACCATGATCACATAGATGACCTTTATCCATCTCGTAGCCAGTGATCTCAAAGTGTCCCATAAGAATTTGCGCTTTGGTGTCAGCCATAGCTTTCATAGACATATCATAGTTCTCTGCACATAGCCATGGAGCAAGCATAATCTTACAACCGTCCATGTCCAACTCTACTGGTTTTTCCCAATATAGATGTAAGTTCTGATGACTTGTATTACCGTACAATTGGTTAAGACTATTTACATCATTAGTGTTCTTGAAGTAAGTGTCATGATTCCCGGCTATCATATACAGTTCAATGCCTTCGTCTGCACAGACTTTCATGAAGTGATCTTCAAGATTTTTAGCTGTAACGAAGTTGATATATTTACGTCTGTCTGTAACATCTCCCAAGTGAAATACTGTAGTTATCCCATTCTCACGTAGGTGTGGGAAGAATACTTCACGGTAAAACTTTATCTGATGATCAGCAATGGCAGTGTTATCATTACGTGCGCCCCAATGCGTATCGTTCAGGATTGCAATCTTCATGCTCTAGTCCTCTTTTTTAGGATCTTCGTCAATAAACTTCTCTAGACCCTTCTTGGCTTTCACTTGTTGCTTCTTCTTGTCTTCCATCTTCTTCTCATACGTCCTAACGAAGTCATTCATGTAGTCGTTATTGAGATCGATATAAGCTGGTTCACCAGAAGCATCGTCTGCACCATCAGTAGCAGTACCCGTCATAACAGAATTCTCTGTGACTTTATGCTTGATGTAGAGTTGCTTCTTCTCTTTATCGATACGTCTTAAGAAAGCGTACCAGATAATCTGTGTAAAGTATGCAAATGGATTGTGTGATTTCTCTGGATCAAAATTACCTAGTGCTTGAATAGCATTCTCTAGACCATCACTAATCATCTCATCTTTGTATGAGTAGCCAGAAAAGTTTGGCTTAGATGCTAGTCTGGTGGATATCTGGTAGATACAGTGACCAATATAGTTTGGAATCTGTGGTCTTTTATCACCTGAGTCCTCTGCTTCGTTGCACAATTTCTTGTACGCTACGATAGCTTCCAGAAACTCTGGGTTGTTTACGTAATTTCGTGTCGCTCGTTTAGCCATCAATCACCTCACCTTTTATAACTTATTTACTATAGTATATACAAAAACGTACCGTTTGTCAAGACATTATTAATTTATATTTTATTGAAATAGTACTAGAAAAGACTTGACATGGCTGTGGAATCGTGTATAATAGAGCTATGCTCTCAGCAATAGAACTAATGTTTAACACTAGACTTAGATTCAATTAACGCTGTGAACACATCTTCTATCGTAGCATCATCATCAGCTAGATTGTCTTCTAGGTTGTAATTATCTTCAGACTGGAGATCATGTAGTCTCGCAACAAACGTGTCATAGTACTCTGTAGCTTTCTCATTTGCTTTTCCTAAGAACAGGACGTCCTTCTTTTTAAGAGAAACTGAGTTCTCTTCCGATAGTAACATCCAACTCTTAGCAAAGAATCCGTGTACTGGGTGAATTCGTACTTGTACAGGGTTCTCGATACTAATCTGATCATCGTCTTCTGATATAGAATTAGCTATCAAGTCTTCACCGTTACTCATTTTGATATGAATCAACATAATTTATCCTTTAATACTAACATTATATATACGATACTCAAACCCCTCATCATTGTATATCTTAACTCTTTCAATGAAGTGCTTGACTGCAAAGTTCTTGTTTGACTTCCATTGTAGATCATCTACTATGTCGTAAAGCGTAGCTTTACTATTATTATTACTCTTCCGAAGTACTCTACCTATTGACTGCAAGTTTCTTATTTTGGACTTAGACGGACTAGCAAATATAATATTATCCAAACGCTTAATGTTAACACCAGTACTAAAGGTACCATAACTAGCGAGAATGATATTATCATCATTAGTCTCAGCGAGTCTCCTAACTTCTTCACGATCCTCTGCACTGATTCCCCCATAGATGAAATGAACATGCTTGCCTTCTTTCTCAAGCATAGGTAATAGGACTTTACCATGCTTTTCAACGAACTGAAACAGGATAAGAGTATTACCATGCAGAGAGTGAGCAAGATTACGAATATATTTGTTTCTCGATTCATTAGTAACTATCCAGTCGATTTCTTCTTGATAGGTCTTACCTTTATTCAGCTTTCTAACTGCGTCTGGATACTGTAGAGTGATTGCTGTAATTCCAAACTCTGCGAGTGTGTTATCTTCTATCAGCTTCTTTGTGGTGGTTACTTCATACACTGCACCGAACAAACCTTCAAGCACCAACTTATGCGTCTGTGATCCGTCAAGTGTTCCTGTAAATCCATAGCGATACTTACAATCAATCATTTTCTCTAATACAGATATCAAAGACTTAGCTTTAAATAGGTGAGCCTCATCTCCTACGACCACATCGAATTTCTCATACCAATCTTTCTTTAACTTGTAAATAGATTGCCATGTTGTGATAGTGATCTCAGCGTCAACGTTCTTATCAATGCCGCCTCTGATCTTATGTATATCTAATGGATTACCGTTATTATATTCGATGAAATCAGAAGCCATTTGCTCTACAAGTGATGTCGTAGGTACGACAATGATAGTCTTTCTACCCTGTGCCATATGAAAACGTGTTAACATGTAGATGATAAAGGATTTACCAGATGCGGTTGGTGACAGCATCAACGCCCTATCTCGTTTAAGTGCGTGTACTACAGCTTCGTTCTGGTACTCTCTAGGCACAAAAGTCGATTCAAACTCTTTAGCTAACTGCATTCCTGAGTCATCGGGCACATCATTTATCTCATACGTACCAGGGCTAACCTCTACAGGATAATCTCGCATGTTACAGAACTTTAGAATACGTGGAACGAGACCAGCATATATCATGCCCGTCATAGCATTAAACAATCTTATCTTGCCATCCCAAACTTTGTTACGTACAGAAGGTATGAACTTAGCACCTGGTACTTCAAACTCGAAGTGTCCAGATAGCTCCATCTTAATGCCTGGTTCACAGCTTACTCTAACGTAAACATCGTTTACTCGTTCTATTAATACATTATCCATTAGCCACCAACTCTAAATCTCTCCCAGTCTATAATGCTCTTTATTTGAAAGCCTCTGTTACCTATCATCTTAATGATAGCTTCTAAGTATTCCACTTTTTGTTCTTGTTCACCGA